CACCGACATCAGCAGTCACGTCGCCCCACAAAAAAAAGCCTGGACGGGCAAGGATAATTTCAGCGAACTGCATCGCCTGAAACATCAGCCGTCAGCGGATGAATTCCGTGCGCAATACCAGTGCGGCGTTTACATCAACCACTCACACCCAAAAGGTGATCAACGTGGCTAAGCGCAAATTCCGCAAGGCGGCACAAACCACGGTTACAGCAACGGCGCAGCAGACCGGAGGGGAGATGACGTTCAGCTTTGGCGATCCGACACCGGTTTTAGACCGCCGTGAAATTCTCGATTACATCGAATGTATTGGTAACGGCCAGTGGTATGAGCCGCCGATCAGCTTTGACGGACTGGCTCGCACGCTGCGGGCGGCGGTTCACCACAGTTCGTCGCTTTACGTTAAGCGTAATATTCTGGCTTCGACCTTTGTTCCGCATCCGCTGCTATCACAGCAGGAATTCAGCCGCTTCGCCCTGGATTATTTGGTATTCGGGAACGCATTTTTAGAAGTGATCCGCAACCAGCTCGGCGACGCGGTGGTGATGAAAACGGTGCCCGCCAAATATGCACGGCGCGGTGTGGAGCCGGATACTTACTGGTTTGTGCAGCAATGGAAAGAAGCGCACCAGTTTGAAACGGGCAGCGTGTTTCATCTGATTGAACCGGACATTAATCAGGAGCTGTACGGTCTGCCGGAATATCTCAGCGCCCTGAATTCCGCCTGGTTGAATGAGGCAGCCACGTTGTTCCGCCGCAAGTACTATCAGAACGGAGCGCACGCCGGATACATTTTGTATATGACGGATGCAGCGATGAGCAGCAGCGACGTTGATGCCATGCGTAAGGCAATGGGTAGTACTAAAGGTCTGGGTAACTTCCGTAACGGGTTTATGTACGCGCCTAACGGCAAGCCTGACGGGCTAAAAATCATCCCTTTGAGTGAAGTCGCAACCAAAGACGATTTTTTTAATATCAAGAAAGCCAGCCAGAACGATTTGCTGTGCGCGCACCGCGTGCCGCCTCAGATGATGGGCATTATTCCAGAGAACAGCGGCGGGTTTGGTGATTCGGTGAAGGCGTCGCAGGTATTTGTGCGTAACGAACTGACACCGCTGCAGGAACGGTTTAAAGAATTAAATGCGTGGTTTGGGGAGAATGTAATAAGGTTCACGTCTTACGAATTGTCACCAGAATAAAACTGTAAAGCCCCAGACTGCATGGGGCTTTACAGTGCTTGTATACCACTAATATAAATTCTGCCATCACTTTGCATAACCCATTTGAACATGCAAACTTTCAATTATTTTTGCTCAACATGTTTTTTCAAAAAGCGACTGAACTGATCTGTAGAACCGAAATAATTTGGGTAAGCTTTTTTTAGTGATTTTAAGTTATCAGTGGCGACTAAGACGGATATTGATATTTCTGGGTTAGCGTCGTCGTGGTTTAGTGCAATTAATGCCTCATCAGCCTCTTTTGTTCTATATGGCCTGACAAATACATGAAAACGTTTTGGAGTGGGCTCGTCCGGTTCATTTTTGTTGTTTCTAACTGAAACCAAAAAATACCCTTTATGGTTTTTTGGGAACTGCTTCTTCGTAACTTCATTTGTTGTTAAATCTAGCGCCAATGTATATGTATTTAGCTTTCGCCTAACCGATAAATGTTGTTCCAGACCTCGCAGCTCCGCCTGATATGAATCAACTACTTCTTTATCTAAGGGACAAGCTCTCTCATCATGAGCTACAAGGCAACCAGCAAGATAGAAGAACCTCCTCCATTCTTCATGGCCTTCACTTGAAGTTTTTAACTTGATATCTTCTAAAGTATCGATAATTTCTAAACTGGTAGCCCAAGCGTGTTGCAACTCGGTTCTTAGTTGTATTTCAATTTTTGTTTTTCGCCAGGGAAAGCTTTCCTCCTCCTCATCAAAACAACTGTATGCTAAGTGAATACCGCCATAGCCGCTTTCCTTAGGGGTTAAATAATCATACTCCTTCATGATTTTATGTACTGACCTGCTTTTGACAAGCCTGTCTTTTAATTGTTTCAGCTTTTCAATATTTTTAACAATTGCTCGACATCCCCCGATATCCTGCATACGGGTTAGCTGAATAGCATTACTCGTTTTACCACCATCCAAGCTAGGACGCTCAAGCTTATCAATTATAGTATGAAGTCGTTTTAATCTTCTAGCGACAGTAATACGTGTCTCTCGATCCACTTTTGCGGCTGTTCTAGCAAGATGGTTTTTCATTAACATTAAAGGATAAAGATGCAATTCCCTAAAATTTTGAATTTTTGCAATAGCTTCAGCTTTTTCTTCCTCATCACATCCATGCCTAATTTTTTGTGCAGCTTTTTCTATCTGTGATTTAGAATATCGTAATGTACATTTTTGACTCTCGTAAACTTCATTTCCCATTTCTAACCCTCCATCATGAAAAATATCATTTGAACTGAAATATAAAATCAAAGTTCTCTAGAATTCAACTAATTCTATAGCACAGACACCACTGCTTGAATGGTTAGCTTAACCGGAGAGGCATACACAGCACCCCATTCAATAGCCTCAGAGCCTCGCTGCACATCCCCAACTAAAATGGCACCAGAACAAGAATTGAAAGAGAAATCCCCTCAGCGTGCCGCAGGCTGCGCCATTTTTGATGCGCTGCACCTCAACGCGCGCAATGTTACCCGCCTACCCGCTTTTGACTTGGTTCACTGTTTTTAATGCATGGCTCAGGTAGCCCCTAAGCCCAGCATTAGGGGCGAACAGGCATTTTTTGATCCTTTCTGGATCATGCAAAACCATGCAAGTAGTGTATGCATAGCTCATCATTGAGCTATGCATTGGAATCAATGGATTTTTCCTACGCCATTTACATCAAAAACAGTGGCAAGTAGTTCCTCTTTTGCGATTACGGCCATTTCCGCTATCCAAATGGCTACTATCTCACGTTCATCATGATCACATTCATGATTAGTAGCCAATTTGGCAATTAGCGCGATCCGCTCAAGTAAAACTGCTGTGTGTAATCCTTCCATTTCAACCTCAAAGTACTGTTAATTCATACAGTATTGTAAGATTGTACTTCAAAGATTTCCATATAAATCTTGAAGTTATTTTCAAGAATGTATTCGGAATACGAATGACTCCTCTCTCCTATCGTTCAAAAAATCACCCAAAATTCGCAATGACTAAAACTTGATAAGTCTCAAAATGCTATGATCTCCCTATACAGCACAGGGTGAGAAATTCGATGAAAGAGACAATCAAGGAAATTATTAATAAAATCAACGATATAGACCAGGGATCTATAAAGGAAGCAATGAACCATAAGATAAAAAACCCTCTTTTTGGTGGTTTTATCATTTCTTGGCTTTTTCTGAATTGGGATAGACTACTAATAATTTTATTTAGCAAGGAGACTATAATAGAAAAAATATCTATTATAAGAAAGATACCAGACAACAGTATCTTATTGGGGATAGATATTAATCATTCTCATACATTTTGGTTCCCAGCATTAATATCACTTCTCTTTACCCTAGCCTCACCATTTATTTCTTATATTCTTGATTTACTACATAATAATGTAATTACACGAACAGAAAGTAATAGATTTAACCGGCAGGCAAAAATACTAGGGGCGAAAACATCGCTTATAGATGCAGAAGTTAAAAATGACACACAAAAAGAAACAGCTACCCTTATAATTAGAGCTGCACATGAACAAAGTAAAGCAGACATTGCTGCCAGTGCTGCTAATATTGTTTTTCTTGAAAAACAATCTAAAACCCTAAAAGAGCAAATAAACACCAACACTGAAATAAATGGTAGGCTCAGTGAAGAAATAAATGCAAATAGCGAGCAACTTGAAGACATAAAAAATAGATTAAATGAAACAGTAGAAGAATTGACTGAACGAGAAAATGAATATGGCAGCCTAGATAAACTCTTATTCAAAATACAAGAAAAAGATGATGAAATAAGTAAATTGAAAGCGATTGTAAAAGATTTGGAAGACCCCAACTCTCATAAGTCTCCGGCTACCTCGGCAATGGGTAAAGCGATGACTCCAGAATCTACAAAGGCTTTTTCTAATGCAAGCCCTCCAAGTTCTTCGATGGAAAAAGCCTTGTCTATTGCTAACTTACAATCGTCTCTCCCAGGAAAAGGATTCACCGATACTGCTAAATTTAAAGGCATAGATTTCAACAATGCACTTACTGAAATGACTTTTCCAACCGTTTGGTCTGATGCATTGGCGAAAGCAGCAGTTCCAACCGTTTGGACTGATGCAATGGCGAAAGCAGCAGTTCCAACCGTTTGGTCTGATGCATTGGCGAAGGCAGCAGTTCCAACCGTTTGGTCTGATGCAATGGCGAAAGCAGCTATTCCAACCGTTTGGTCTGATGCAATGGCGAAAGCAGCTATTCCAACCGTTTGGTCTGATGCATTGGCGAAAGCAGCCGTTCCAACCGTTTGGACTGATGCAATGGCGAAAGCAGCTATTCCACCCGTTTGGACTGATGCAATGGCGAAGGCAGCGGAATCAGCAGGATGGAATAAATCACTGTCCGAGGCAGTCAAAATTGCAAATTTAAATAATACATTAATAGGAAATACCCCATCTTATAATGAGAATAACACCAAGGGTATTTCGCCTGAAAATGATTCGAATCAATCTTTGCCCATTAACGATGAAATATCTACCGCGGATAAATTAGGAAGCAAAAACAAATAAAACCCAAAATACTGGGAGTTATACAAGTAACTCCCAGTTGTATTTTATATATGACACTATGGTACCAATATCATCAACAACACTAATGTAAAAATTAATATACCAGCACTTTTATGAGGATTTTCACAGAAAAAATCAACTATACTGATTAAATTCAGCCCAATCGTTAATCTTGTCAAAACGCATTGTGACTTCACCAAACTTGATTTGATCTCCACGAGTTAAAGCTGCCAACTCCCAACGCTTACCAACAATGTCGTGTTTCATAAGTTCTCGTTCGATTTCCGGCAATCGCGCCCGTTCTTCATCTATCAATCTCTCCGATGGAGCAACTTCGCGCCCCTTTGTTGGATCAAAACTTCGCTGTGCTTTACTACCCCTAGGTGTTTCTTCCCGTATACGCGCCACAATCGCCCTCACGGCGGCAGTGTCTGTCCAGTCAATAACTCGCAGGTTGTCTGAATTAGACGCTGTAGGCGCGCTTCCAGCCTGGCTATCACGCCAATTTGTAGCCTGTTTCTTTCCACCTGATCCACAGTTATTGACAGGACTCCGAGGCGCGCCGGAGGCGCTTTTTAAGGTCAAAACCTCGACGTCAACGGCAGAAGAAATGATCCGCCATTGTGTTGTACGGGTTTCATAAACGCGGGAGTCGCCGA